AATAGTACTACTTTAGGATATTTAAATAATACAGGTGCAAATGGTCAGCTAAACTTTACTGGTCAGCACAAGTGTTGCGTAATTTCTAGTGAAAATATAGAAGATTACAAAGATTTAATAGGCTTAATAGTTGTTTCTTCTGGAAAATACTTAAATACAATTTCTGAAAAAAATAAACCAACAATTAATGAATCTTTGCCAACAATTATGCTGTCTTCTAGGCAAAGGCAAAAAAATGTTTTTGGAATAGTATCAGATGCAGAAGATATAAATGCAAACAAGAGAGAGTATGCTATGGGCATATTTGTTAGCATATCGGAAAAGAAGCCAGCTGCAGATGACACAAGAGTAGTTGTCAACTCACTTGGAGAGGGCGCTATCTGGGTCGTAAACCAAGGTGGAAATTTTGAGAATGGAGATTATATTACAACTTCTGATGTTCCAGGCTATGGCATGAGGCAGGAGGATGACATTTTGAGGAACTATACTGTTGCAAAAATTACTCAAGATTGTGATTTTAGTAATTTAAATGATCAAATTACTAAAGAAGTTGTATTTAACAACGTAAAATATACAGCAGTATTTGTAGGTTGCACCTATCACTGCGGTTAAAGAGGAATTCTATGTCAAAATCATCTTATCCAAATAAAATAGATTCATCAGTAGAGCTACCAGTCGTAAGAAATAATGTTACAGAAATCACGGCTGAAGTTATCAACTCGTTAAGAGACGCTATTATTCAAATTGAAAAAACCCTAGGAGTCAATCCAAATGGAATCTCAACTGTATCTGATAGATTATCGCAATCAATTGGGCAAGATGGAGAGATAAAAAAAGACTCACTAGACAGGGCTGGAGTAATTTATGGCCCAATTTTTAACGAAAATATTGCAAAAACGGCAGCAATTGATGAACAAAAAATAAGATTAGATTTTCCAACAAAACTTCTACAAACAGAAATTTCTCTCTTAAAAACTGAATTAGATAATTTCACAACTTTAATTAGCGAAATATCTTCGAAGCTATCAGCACACATAAGTGTGTATGCTATAGCAAGACATAGTTCTGAAAACATATCTGTTCCAGCAGTTGATATAGTACCCTCAGACGTTGCAACAGGCGGATTTGCTGGAGGGAAGCTAACAGATATATTATCTGATATTTATAGCAATCATATTGGTTTTTCTGGAGAAACATCTCAAAATAATAAGGCACATAATGCTTCTCAAATTTATTTTGACAATACTAATGTTGCAGATTTAATTCCATCTGTAAATATACAAAATGCAATAGAGACTTTAGCCGATCAAAAAACAGAAGCATTAAAAACAAATTTATTCGCAACAAATTCTAGCGGCGTGATAAGACAATCAAAATATTTTGACATAGTTAAAAATGTTGATGGCAAATTAAAATTAGATTATTCAGAAATTAATTATACAGCAACATCATCTCATATTCAGACTATTAGCTTTGCCTCGCCACAAGCAACATTATATGAAATTGAAAAATTTGATATATTAGAAATATCATCTAGTGCAAATGAATCTGATAATAAAAAATATTTAATATTAAATTTTGAGTTAATTTCTGGAGATGTCTCGCTTGTAACCATTTTAGGTGGAACATTATCAGATAGCAGCATAAACTCATTAGGCAGGATCTTTAAAAATCCATATCAATACTCAAATATAAATGCATATAACACAACTGTAAGACCAAGATATAATAGAACAAATACTCCAGACATTATTGTTGCTCATCCAAATGCAGCAACAATTATTACAAATAATATTGTTCCAGAAAATATAAATGCTACTGCATCAACAGTAGCAGTAGAAATTGACGGAACAGAGTATTCTATTCCATTCTATCAGTCATCTAGGGGCGATACAAATACGCTAGACGAAATAGTTTTAAATATTAATGAGTATTGTGCTGATAATAAAATACCATTATTTGCCTATAAAATTAGAAATATTTCATGCTATGAAATTGCATTATCACATGTAATTCCAAGTTGGATTGATTCTTCTGTCAATAGGTATTTAAAGATTAAGTCTTCATCTTCAAATGATGCTATAACTCCAGCAGGATTATTATCTTACTTGGATATAGAAGTTTATGGTAGTTATGGAAATTCTATTTTAATAAATGGAAATACAATTTCTGATTCTGAAAATATTTTAACATTTTTAGGATCTGATTTATCATTAACCATTGGAACAAATAATATATTGTTTAACTCTATTGAGCCAATATTAAAAGGCATAAAAGTTGGAAACCTATGCTATATTGAGGATAATGGTCTATATAGAGTTCAGTCTATCTCTGGAAATACAGTAACTCTAGATGACCAAGGCTCTACATTTCTGGCTGACATCAGCTCTGACAAAAGAGTTTATTTTTATAGGGGAACAATTTCACTAGAAGATTTAGAATTTTCGGAAATAGTTGGACCACAAGGCTCCATAATGTTAGATCTATTTATGACAGAAGATTTAAATTTTGGATATCATATCAGGTCTAAGTTTGAAAATATTTTACAATCAGGAAGCTTTAGTGGAATAATAACTGATATTTCAAAAGATTATCTTGTAAATCAAACAGATACAATATCTATATCAATTAACGGACTTGCAACGGTTTTTGATGGGTCTGCAACATCTGAAGGTGATCAAATATATTCTAGTGGAGAGTATATAGTAAGATCACCTGCAGGATCTAGCTTTTACAAGATGCAAGCAGTTGGAAGTTTGCCATTAACATCTGCAATTTCAGTCGTAGCAACTGGGTATGAGGAGCTTCCGTTTAACCTAATTCATCTATCTAGATGCATTTATTCTACAGCCTTTGGCTTCGTAATTGGAGAGTCTGGATCAGGCATACCAACCATGCTTGACAAGAGGCCAAGTGGAACCATAAATGAAGTTATTATTTCTCCATCAATTATTGATAAATATATTTCTGGTCCAAGATCAGAGCTTAGAAGTGATGGCACAGTATCTGGGCTAAGCTTTTCTACTTCAAATGAGACTACAACGACTTGTAAAATTTCTATAAATCCTGGCTTTTATTATAATAGTGGCATTAGATATAAATTTAATGGTGTTTTAGACTTGAACGTAGTTCATAATGGTACTAGTTTTTTTGCAGCATTTAATAAAGAGGGTTGCCTAAAAATAGGTACCGAAATAACAGATCCAGTTTCATCGGGTTTTATTTCACCATTTTATGGTGAAAATATGACATATATTGGATATTTTATTGTTGATTTATCTGGAGCAATTACTTCTATAGATTTAAGAAAATCTATATCTTTTATAGATAAGAAAATAGATCAAATTATTGTAGCAGAAGAATCTAATGCAGGACATTTTACATCTGTAAAGGAAGCCGTTGACTATGCAAGATATTACAAGATGTTTAATAAGTCCACTTCAATTCCATCTATTTTAATTAAAAATGGGACATATACTATTTCTGAGACTATTTTATTAGATTTTGACATACAGATTCTTGGATCTGGCCCATCAACTATTTTGGTGCAAGGAAATGATTTATTGGCATCTGGAGTTTTGGATAATCTTTATGTATCAAATTATTCAAATGCAATGTTTTTAATAGGATCAAATATTTCAGATACTGAGTATCAGTCTGATAATTTAATTTATGGAATTAGAGTTTCTAACTTAACATGTAAGTATGCAGATGATTTTCCATCTGCAATAGATTCAAATTTTAACTTTTTCTTTCTAATAACTCAGGCCATAGATAGTTCTGCTGACTTATTATCTTTTAAATTTGACAATATAATTTTTGAAGGTTCAAATCAAATGAGTGAGTCTACGGTAAATAGTGGATCACTGAGTGGTGTAAGACAGATAATTCCTATTGCCTTTGGATTAGGTTTAGATTCTGGAACTACTGCAACTATTTTTGGAAATCTTTCTGTTTCAAATTGTGTCTTCAATTATATTGGAACTGGTTGGACTACTGTTGGAGCAATAATATCTGCACCAGGTACATATACAGTTAGTAGTTCAAATATATTTGGAAATATAATTAGAAATGCGTCACCAAATGTATTAAAAGTTACTAGTGGCGATTATTATATCTTTAATACTTCAAATAATTATACTATGTCTGGGGCAACTCATACCATGTTAAATATTTCAGTTGCTGCAAACGTTTTATTTGATTAAAATAATCGTGGTGCAAAATGGAAAGAGAAATTTCAGCAATTGATGCTATTTATCAAATTCTTGAAAAAATAGAATATCTAGACAAAAAAGTTCAGGCAATAGATGACAACGTAAAGTTGCTAAATAACAAGCTTACGAAATTAAATAAAAATGTGACTCAGGAGGTTAACAGGCCCACGGCAGTAGCCGTGGGTATGCCACAGGCTCAGGCATCTAGTGAAGATGCCCAGCAGTCAACTAGAGAGCCAGAAAAGTTACTTCTTGGGTCAGTTAAAACCTATGGATATCTTATAAATAGAATGAGAGAGCCAGTAATGGATGTTGTTGTAAACATTTATGACTCATCAAATAAGCTTGTTAAAAGTAACAAAACCAATAATGATGGGTATTGGGAATCTAGACTTCCATCTGGAAAATTTAATATAGAATATATTCATAGTAAATTTAAACCAATTAATAAAGAAATTGAAATTCCTAAAAATGTAAAAGAATATGAGGTGAAATAATGTTTTCAGTTTCTATAAAATCAAATGATATTTTAAAAGATGAGGCGATTAAAACTGGAAATAATATTTCAAATTTTATTAAAGAAAAATTAAATAAAAATTCCTTAATTATTAAAGATTCTAATGCATATAACATTGTATCTGGCAATGTAGATACTAATAAAAATGATTTAGTTGCAGAGATAAATTTTACTTGTGAATTTTCAATTTCACAGAATGAATTAAACGATAAAGAAAAACTTGATAAGTTTATTTTCTACATAAAAAGTTGTTTAGATAATCTTTCTTCAATAGAAGAAAATAAATATTTACCATTGCAATATAGAAGGGAAAAGGATAAGAATGATAGATCAGACAAATCTTCCAGGACTGGGGCTTAATGCTGATCATATAGTATATTCAAGTTATTTTCATGATCACAATATCATTCAGCAGACAGCAATAGTTCACCCAAAATTTTTGCTAATAGATGGCTTAAGAAAAATTTTTAGAGCAGATTCAGTCTATACATATAGAGACGATGAGTATGGCTTTCCTTTAACACCAGATCTTACAAATAAGACTATAGATTCTCCAGATACAACAAAGATATTGATTAGTGATGGATATAGGTATGAAACCAAATTTTATCCTGCTATGGTTGTCAAATCAAATGGTGGAAGTTATAAGCCAAATTCTTTTAATCAAGATATGACACTAAAATATAGATCTGATGTTATTGAAAATGAATTTGGATCTAGAAGGGTGATATCAACTCCAACTCACAGGGTTTATACTGGAAAATGGGAGCTGACCTTTGATATTGGCATTTATTCTGAGAGTTTAGCAGAACTTAATGAGCTAGTAGATATTACATCTTTAGCAATACAATTTTCACTATGGCATGAGTTAAGAGCTGCAGGTTTATTTATAAAGGGAATGTCAATTAGTGGAGAAAATGCTGAGCCATATGCTAATGATTATGTGTATAATACTAACATTACACTCAATACAATATCAGAGTGGAGAGCAGAGGTCCCAATAGATAACTTGGTAGAAAAAATAGTACTTAGAATTGAACCAACTTTACATCAAGTTCCAGGAAATATTAAAACTGCTTCAGAATTAACTACTAAATATGAAGACATATTAGAGATCACACAAATTGTTTAATAAATTGGAAATAATTACAACTACTAATAATAAAATTTTTGATGTAAAGTATCGGAGGATTTGATGGCTAACATTCCAGGTATATCAGGATATATTCAGCCTGGTGCATTTGCAAGAGATCGTGTTATATCTAAGGCAGCTAGTATTCCTGGTGGTCTTAGAATTGCTGCAATCATGGGCGAAGGAATTAGAGAGGAAGTGATTGTTGAGTCTGCCGCAGGCTCTGGTCAAGATGGAATTGCCGCCTGCTCACCAACAGGCAGCGGCGATGGTAGATTTTTTAGATTAGCAAACCACCCAGTAGTAGCAGGCAGAACCGAGCTCACTCTTAATGGTGTACAGCTTTATGGCATAGAAGATGAGATTGATGAGGCTGGTTTTAGCTCAAAGTATGATTTCAGAATTGATCCAATAACAGGCTGCATTGAGCTGCAGTCTCCATCTATTAAGGATCAAAATGGAAGGGCATATTCAGTCAGTTCATTAAACATCGGAAATGGAACAATTGTAGAAAATGTGGTCGACACTTGCAAGCCACTTGATATTGTTGATGCTAGTGCCCCAGCAGAAAGGTGGACATTAAAGTGTGTTTCTGTTGTAAGAGATTCAACTGGTGCTCCAATTCCAGGAAGAGCAACCTTCTCTGCAGTTGGATCAGTTTCTGGTCAAATGTATGATCAGTCTGGTAATCCAATATTTTTTCACAGTGCATATTTTACTAGCAATGACGGCGCTGTATCAGGAAATATAGACTCTTGTACTGATGGTTACACTGTTGCATCATCTGTTGACTTTGCACAGGGAACTCCAATTTCAGATGGTGGAGAGACACTAGACACTACTGATACCTTTGAGTTTATTGGAGACCTAGTAACTCAAGGTCAGGCTCTACCAGGAGACTTCCTTTGTGTTGATGGACAAGAAGCAGTTGAGATTTTGAGCATATCTTACGATTCTGGATCAAATACTACTACAATTAAGCTAGCATCAGACTCACTAGGTGGAGTTGGAGTGCTAAGCGACTGGGAAGTTAAGGCAACAAATTTATTCATTGACGATGTTGTTACAGGATCCTTTACTGGCTCAGACATTGGAAAAATAATCTTGGCCTGCCCAGCAGGCTCATTTGATGGCGGAAAATATGTAATTACAAATGTAACTGCTAGCAATAGAGTTAGAGTTAAGAAATATGGGGATGATACCGTTGCCTTTCCAGCCCAAAGTGGAGTTGGATCAACTGGCATCGCTCAGGATGGAATAACCTTCCATCTAGTAGAGTCAAATGGAATCATTCAACTAGGAATAGAAGAAGGCGTTATACCATTTGAAGTTGGTGATAGACTCTTTGTAGATGTTGCCTCAAGATCATTGGCATTTGGGGATAAGTTAGTTGCAAAATATATCTATGAAGCAGATCTTAATGATCCACAATTCTTTACAGATGCAGAGTTACTATTTGCTAAACATGGCATGCCATCTGAAACAAACACACTTTCACTTGGTGCTCAAATGGCCTTTGAGAATGGTGCTCCAGGAATAATGGCTGTTCAGTGCAAGCCACCTATTCCAAGGAGAACATCTGCTCAATTGCTCTCTACAGTTAACTCATTAGGGGTTGGCGGCTTCACAGGATGTCTGAATAGCTCAGGCATTATTGATAGTGATCTCTGCGGTGTTGAAGACTTAACATTCATCATTCCAAGGCCAACATCTGGTCTCAGATCTGGAAAGCCAGATGCCGATTCTAGAGTAAATATTTTTGTTAACAGAGGTGGCGTTGAAACTCAGATCTTCCCAAATAAGGTTGGCTTTTATAATAGCCAGCTAGAAACTGATTCTCAACAGCTATCATTTATAACAAGCACTGATAATCCATTTTCATACACAGTTGTTAATACAGATACAGAGATTCTATTTACAGCCGAAGATGGAATACTCTTAAGTGAGACTGGCGGAAAGACATTGTCAAGCTTATTCTTAAATCTAGATGCGTCGCATGTAGGATCAACAATAGTTATTGAGTCAATGGAAGACCTAGCAGGAACCGTCTATACAAGCCTAGAGGATATCTCTGAACAGCTCTATGGTATAATAGCCACCGAATCAGCTGAGGTTGTCATTGACATGGTGACTTCTGATACAAAAGCAGTTATAGTTGGTGCCTCTGGAGAAACTCTTACTTTCACTAATAAATTTGTTAACATTCAATTCTTTGTAAAGTCTACAGATACCACAAATGTTAGTGCAGCATTATTGCTGCACAAAGATTTGGTCAAGAGTGGCGCTATTCAGAAGGGTGATGGGATTAGAATAACTTACATTGATGAGAAAGATGCGGATTACTTTGACACCAACTGGTTTACAGCTTTTGAGAAGTTAGAGTCTGCTGACGCCCAGATCATAGTTCCACTTCCAAATAGTGCAACATCATCCATCTTTAAGGCAGCAGTTTCTCACTGTGAAAATATGAGCTCAATTGCCAACAGAAAAGAAAGAGTTGCTGTAATTGGAGCACAAACTGGCTTGACACCAGCTAAAATTCTTGGAGAATCACTCGCAGCAGTTGAGGATCTAGGAGTTCTAGAGGGAATTCAGGGAGATGACCCTCTTGAGGTTCTAGTTGGTGATGTTGAGGATCTTGCCAACTACAAGCTAAGTGACAACTATGATTCAACTAGAGCAATATACCTTTATCCAGATGCAATTGTCAGAAACATCTCTGGAACAAATGTATCATTACCAGGATTCTTCATGGCTCCTGCAGCCGCTGGTTTAATGTCTGCCACTCAGAATGTCTCAATTCCACTAACCAACAAGGTTCTTCAGGGCTTTACACTCACAAGAGATAAGATCTTTAGACCTCTAATCCTCGACAGATTAGGTGGAGAAGGCGCCACAGTTATTCAACCAATACCAGGCGGTGGTAAAGTTCTCGCTGGAAGAACCACAAGTCACTCTGGCTACGTAGAGGATGAGGAGATCTCAATTGTCTTTATCAGAGATAGAGTCAAGCAGGTACTTAGACAGTCTCTTGCAAGCTTTATTGGTGGAGTCCAAGGCCCAGATACATTGAGCTTAATGTCAGCAAGAACCAAGGGAATCATGACAGGACTTGCCTCACAAGGATTGATTACTAGCTTTGGAAACATTAGAGTTTCAAGAGATAAGGTTGATCCAAGACAAATCAATGTTTTCTTGCAATTTGTACCAGCATATCCAATCAACTTTGTCTTTATAGACCTAGAAGTTGGCGTAATTTAAGGAGTAAATAAACATGGCATCATATCCATATACAGGAACATTATTTGACTCTGAAGCAGTAACTGGTGCAAAGACAAGAACTGGACTTAGCACCCAGATTATTGTCTATGTAAATAATCAGCCAGTTGGTGCAATTCAGACCTTTCAAGAAAGACAGCAGAGACCACTTAAGAGAATTAACGAAGTTGGCACAGATGGAACAATCGAAGTAGTCCCTCAGGGCGCAACAACTATCGAGCTAACTGTTAACAGAATTGTCTTTGACGGCCTATCTCTTCCAGAGGCAATGGCTAGAGGATTTAGAAATATTCACTCACAAAGAATTCCATTTGACATTGTTGTAATTGATAGATTCACAGGAACAGAGGAAGAGGGCGGCGCAATCGTTACCACCTACCACAACTGCTGGTTTGCCAGCTTAGGAAAATCATATACAGTTAATGATTATACCATTGCAGAAGATGCAAGCATTACCGTAGAAGCCGTAAGTACAGAGCGTAATGGCGCACCAGTCGCCAGCAGCCAGGGTGTCGGTGGAGGTAGAGATCTCGGCTCTGAAGGCCGTCAGGTTGACGCAATTGAGCAGGCTGCAGATTATGGAACCTATAGAGGAAGCTTGGACTTCCCAGGTCTTATTAAAGCAGCATTCTAATTTAAGTCAAATAAATGATAATAAGCCCATCCTTAGTGGTGGGCTTATTTTTTTAGTATAATAACTCTGGAGATTATGTAAATGTCAAAAACATCTGTTTCACTAGAGCCAGCAAAAGAAGAATCTGTTCCTAAGAAAATAACTTTAAAAAATTTAAAAGATTTAATTTTCCTAGGAAGAATAGACAGAACAGTAGAGTGCGGCGGATATAACTTTTTAATGAAAAGCATAACTGCAGAAGACCAAAAAAATATGGTTGCAAAAATTCTTAAAGAGCCAGAAGATTTAAGAATTTTAAATGCTAAAATCATCTCAGTTGCTTTTTCAGTTGAAAAGGTAAATGGAGTTCTATTAGAAGATCTATATGAAGAGGAGACTATGGATACTTCAATGGATAAATTTGACAAAAAAATATTTGTTACTAAACAGCTTCAGCTATCAGTGGTAAATAAACTTTATAAAAATTATGAAGAGATATTTGAAGAGTCAAATTCTGGGGTTGATATTGAAGAAATAAAAAAATAATAGAGGGTCCAGAATCAAGAATTCTCTGGACCCTATCCAAGTATTGGGGCTGTACAATTGATGATATTAGAATTCAGTCAATTAACTCTCCCCAATTGGCTTGGTATGCCTTAATGATAGCAAAAGATGAGGAAGAGAAATTTGAAAATAATTTATTAATGTCTGAATATATTGCATCATTTATGAACCCAGAAGCTGTGGCCAAAATTAAAGCAGAAAGAGAAACAAAGAAAGACAAGAGATTTATGGCCGATGAAGACTTTGAAACCATGATTAAGAATAAAGACTTCTTAAAAGTTGACTATACTCCAAATAACTCTGCTAATGTTTCTGAGTTAAATACAGAACGAAAAGGTGCTAGAGATATTAGGTTGCCTAAAGAATTATCTGGTATCTTAAAATTAAATAGGGATAATTTCTAATGGCAGGATCAGGAACACCATCTAATGAGATCACTCAGCTTGGTGAGATAGCAGAGTTGGCAACTGGTAAGGTTAATGATCTTTCCAGCACTCTTAGCAAACTATCAAGTATATCAGAATCTATAGGAAAAGGACTTTTAACTGGAACTTCTGGTTTTGAAGATATAACTTCTGCAGCTAAAAATGCAACAGAAATCTTCGGAGAGACTGGTAAGGCTATGTCTAGTATAATTGGATCCATACCAGGAATGGGCGGTTATGCTAGTGCTATGAATGCAGCATTTGGCACGATTGGAAAGGCTGGCGCTGGTGCAATCTCTGCGCTGTCTGATCTTACAAAAGAGACTATTTTATTTGGGGATTCAATTTCTAAACCAATTAGAGAATCTGATAAAAGTATGTTTGAGTTGACAAAATCTTTTGGAATGGGGATTGATGCAGCAAGAGGTCTAACAGATTCCATTCCTACTCAGGCCTTAACTGATTTTTCAAGATCAATGTTTTTATCAACTGGAGAGTTAAAAGGATTTCTTGCGGCTGCAGGTCAGCAAAATATGTCAATTGAAAAATTGACAGAGGGAATAACTACAGCATATGGTGAATTAGACTTCTATACAGTTGCAACGGCACAGGCATCTGCAGCAGGGATTAGTGCTGGTCAGGCTGCACAGTTATTTGACACAATGATATCAAGACAGGGCATGTCAACTCAGCAGGCCTCTGAGACTATGGCTGGATTTTCCAAGGTTGCAGAAGAGACTGGAATAAATTTCCAAACTGTATCTAGAACACTAAATGACTCTGTTTCTAGTTTTGCAAAACTTGGAATGACAGCAGATTTTGGAAGGCCAATTCTAGAAAGCTTTGCAAAAACAGTAAAAGAAGTTGGTCTTGGGATTGATGTTGCAACAGAATCTACAACCGATCTAGTAAGGGCCATGGGAGGTCTTTCTTCTAACTACGGACTTGCCTATATGACTCAGTTGAGGGGTGGTGGAGGCCCTGCTGGCGGCGTTCTAGGATCATCCATAGAGATGAGGCAGAATATGAGAGAGGCTGAGGCTACAGGAGATCAGGGTGCTATGGCACTTGAAACTGCTAAGCAAATGAAGGAAATGATAGCCTCAATGACTGGTGGCAATATAATCACATTGGAGCAGGCAGCAGGCAGCCCTGATTTGCAGTCTCAATTTTATATGCAGGGACAAATGTTGTCTCAATATGGAATTAATGATACTGGAACTCAGGATGCAATATTAGATTTGTTATCTAAAATTGATCAAGCATCTGCAATGGGTGACTCACAAGGACAAGCTGAGCTTGCCGAACAGTTATCTAAAGAAATAGAGGGTCGAGATAAGACCATGGGTGAGATGGACAAGTTAAATATATCACTAGGATCACTTGAAGCCCAATTGGCAACAACATCAAGAGATTTAGGAGAATATATGAGAGAACTCATAGCAGAAACTGGTAGAAAGGCAGCTGAAAAAGGATTGGGTGAGGCCATTGGTGCTGCCACAGAAAGTGTTGGTCGCATGTCATTTGATAAAAATATGGCTGATAGCACTAAATTAGAAGGTTTTAATAAAGCGTCACAAGTTCTTGGTGCATCAGATAAGAATATAGCCGATGCAGCCAGCAAAACTCCTCAACCTAGTGGTAAAACTGGTGATAGCAAACTTGATAAGTTTACACAATCAATTGTAGAGGCGCTTAGAGTTGTGCTTACAGACCAGCCGCCTCAAAGAGTTTTGATTGATTTAACCCCAGATGCAAAAGAGCTTATCACAAAGGGTGGCTCTGCAACCATGAATAATACACCTGGAACACCACCAGGTTATGAAATCAAAAAGAGAAACAATTATATTTTATCTTCCATTAAGTATGGATGCACTTACTAGAGATGTTTCGCCAACCTCTGGTCTGCCAGCTATTTTTAACGAATCATCTCTCCAAATTAATGGGGCTCAAAATGGATCTCAAAAAACAGATGGTATTTATTGGGATAGGAAAAAGCTTTATATAAACCCAAGTAGCTTCAGAATTAATGAAACAAAAATGATCAAAGATACCCTAACAAAGGGTGGTTTTATGGTTCAATATTGGGGCGAAAACCTAACCTCAATTAGCGTAGGTGGGACCACTGGATCTGCAGGCATTGAAGGCATTAATGTTATTCAAAATATCTATAGACATGAGCAGCTACACTTTCCAAAAATTTTAGAAGAAAGAGATAGAAGGCTTGCGCAGGAAGCAATAGATCAAACAGTAAATTCAGCACAACAAAGCAGCAGAATAAATAATGAGCTTACCTTTGGACTTACAGTTGCCGATGCGATTCTTGCTGGTGGTGAAATATCTAGTACAATAAAAGGTGTTAGCTCAACAGTTGGTGTTGCACTAGATATAGCTTTAAATGGAGGATCGGACTATACACCAGCATTGGCTCCGTCCATCCCAACTCTTGCAGCATTTGCCACAAATATACAGATGTACTATGATGGTGTTTTTTATAGGGGATTTTTTACTCAATTTAATTATAGTGAGACTGGTGAAACACCAGGTTTATTCGAGTATACTTTTGACTTTAAAGTAACTAGAAAATATGGTGAAAGAAAGAACTTTATGCCATGGCATAGAAATCCACTAGATGCAAATGGAGATACTCAAAAATCACAAGGAGCCCTTGTTTCTAAGGGCACATATCCTGGTGTTAACAGACTATCTTATCCCCTAGAACCAGTAGAGGGAGAGCAGTCTTGGCAGCAAAGAGATTATGATAATTTTTATAGAGAAGAGACTTCTGGAACATTTATTGGTACAAATGAACAGAAATCAAACTTTAAAGATACACCAGATGCAGTATCAAATACCTCAGTTTCTAGAAGAAAACTAATTACTGGTTAGGTATAATCCTGCTATGAGCTTCAATAATCTTTTAAGAAAAACTGCGCAAACTCTTCAAAGAGTTAGAAAAGATATTACTGCTGGAAACCCAGTCTATATATCTGGTCCTGGTCTAGTTGAAACTGGTGTATCTTTATATCTAGAGGATAATATTTTAAAATCATCTAGTCCAAAGTTTAGAAATTTAACATCACTATCCCCAGAAGCCGTAGTTCTAATTAAAAAGAAAGCCTTCTCATCATTTGCCAATGCAAATGATTTAAGATATCTTGAAAAAACAGAAAGAATGCTGTTAAGGGCTACAAAAGCATTATTTGCCTATAAAGTACAGCAAATTAGAGCTTATGAAAGCTTGACAAAATTTGAAAATTTTTATAATAAAACTGGTACCTATAGTTTGAATTTGTTGTCAGCAATGCTTAGACAAAGTTCTTTTATAGCTACAAATCAAGAGTCATTTTCATCTATATTTTTAAATAAATTAAATTATAAAAATGCAGATGAATATGCAAATGCAAAATTAAAAGAATGGATGAAGCAATCAGTTGATTTATCTAAAGATGCAAAATCTCTGATATCTTCTGATAAAAAAGTTGGAACAGATGGTTTTTTAAAAAAGACAAATCATGAATATAAAACAAATCAAGAGTTTCTATCATCACTACCATCACTTGAAGCAAAAAATATTTTAAATTTAAAACTAGAATCTTTTAAATCAGAATATAATTCTAGTGTAACTTCTGATATTTTAGATCCAAATAAATATTTTGGAACAGTATCTGAACTATATGATTATGCAACAAATAATGATGCTCAAATTGCAGAAATATTAGACTTAATTAAAAGAAATGCCTTTTCACAGGATGCCAATTTAACAACATGGATAGTTGATCCAAATAGTGTTGATAATTATCTAACTGGTCCTGGAACTGGTGTTATAGAGCTAACTAGCTTTGTAGACCTTTCTTGTGATTCTAGCAACTCATCTAATCCCTCAAGTGGAAGTTTTACTATGGAATTTCCATACGGAATAGGCAGGATTACAGATGATGATATAGAAATTGCAATAGAAGAGGCTATAAGGGGAACTCTTGGTTTGTTCTCAGACTTAGCATCAAATGGATTTATGACTTCTCCAAATGGTATCTCAAAACCAACTACAGATGGCATAACATTAATTGGTGCTGGAACTCTTTTGAGTGGGTCTGATAGTACTGATCAAACAATTGATATTAATTATATTAGAAAATCATTAAGAACCTTTTATCTTGGCAAACCAATAATTAATCCTTCTGATGTTGTCCACTTCTATATAAGGGGCAACAGGTTTAAGCAATCACATAAAGGTATTGAAGATGATATTCTAACTGATGAAAGCGAATACTCTATTAGCGAAAGTGTTTTCAAAGCAGAGTATCAGCTATATACAAATAGACAAATTGACTATGAAACTTATAAAAAGTTAAGAAAAGAACAAGATAACTCTCTTGGAATGGTGCATGTTTTTTGTGGATATGTAGAAACATCATCCGAATCCTATAATGGTGGATACACACAAATTAGAGTTTCTGCAAAAGATAATATGGGATGGCTATCATGGAGCAGCATGCCGAGAGAGCCTGCTCTATCAGATGTAACATCAATATTGGAAGATCCGCTTACACCATACAAGCTATCTGTTGATGATACATATAGTCTTGATTATGAAAATATAGAGTTATTAGAAGAAAATAAAAGATTATTAAGTTCAAACTTATTATCATATTCTAGTGGATTATATTCAGGCTCAAATGCAACGGCATCAAACATATACCAAGGTCAGTATAGCGGTATAGGATCTCTTGATGGCAAGAAGATAGTTCAACATGCAGATGGCTTTGTCTACAGGTGGAAAACTGGCATTGTTTCTGCAACAGCAGGCTTCAATACTATTGGCGGAAAAAGTACAGTTGAGCTTAGTCAGTATACACAATACTATGCCCCTACTGCGACAAAAAATCCAATCAATAATTTGGACGTTGCAAATATTATCTCCACACTAGTAACTGGGGAGCCTTACAATATCCTAAGATTTATAGAACAATCATTTGAAGCTGGCAACAAATCATCAAGATCTGTTGCCACCCTTGGTCCAAGTGATCCATTGCAAGGGTATCTTGATTCAATTAGAAAGCAAAATAAAATCTATGGAAACTTTAAACCATATAGACTATTTACTCAAAACTCAGCTACATTAGAAATTTTATCACTTCAAGGAAAAAAGCAAACAATTAACAATGAAGTAAAAATATTGTCTAATAAAAAAGCAAAATTAAATGAGCAAATAATTAAGCTACAAAATTACTCACAAAATAGTCCTATTATTTGGACCCTTAGGTCCGAAGTAAGCTCAATAGATGCATCACTAAAAAAGAAACTTGGAGATGCACTTGAGGTTAA